CCCATATTTGTTTTTGATTCATTATCACTCATAATTAATGTAAAATTGTTATTCTTTAACGCCTAATGCTTTGTCTGGTGTTTCGGGATGCTTAGGCATAACAGTTACAGAAGTACCCTTCTTTAACTTAACATCCTTCTTACCTTTGAGATGCTTTTCACTCTTCTTAGGACCATTATCCACATCATGCCCCTGATGTTTGTCTCCAAATGCTTCAGTAAAGTCTTTAAATGATTTCATTGTCCTCAGTGCTTAAGCGGCCATGTCATATGCATTCCTGTTACTAACAGTGCAGTAAAAAAGAATGGAAACAGGGTTACAAACATATTTATACCCAACGAGTTAGAGTCAATTCAATAGAATTATCATCCATCTCCCATTCCTCTGCTACCTGCCATCCATCTTCCTTCATAGTATTATGAATAGTCATCCTTGCATACTGTTGTGTTACCTTATCAAGGAACCTAGATGGTGGAACATCCAAACTCCATGTCTGATCGTCAGAATATAGATCATAACTCTGTGTCTGTTCGTTCCAACAGAACCCAATGTCACGTGCTACTCCAACACAAGCATTCATAACAGGATGATCCTCTGCATGAGATGGATTCTCTATTATTAAGTCTTGATTTTCAGCAGCAACATACTGAAGAAGTTCCAATGCTTCTAACAATGTCTCCTTCTTCTTCAAGTGAGTCTTGATAGTACTAAAGTGTGACACGTTGAACCTCCGTCTGTTGGTTGGTTGCGTAACGATCTGCTGTTTCTTGTGTAAAATGCACATGTCCCAATGCATCTTCAACACGTTTTGTTAGTCTCTCACAGGCATCACCATAGACACCCTGAACCTCTTCCTTTACCATACCATCTTGGGTAATAGTAAACTTAATCTTCTCCTGTCTTGGCATAACAAATCCTCCACGAGTATATGCTAGTTTAGCACAGGTTTATAGTTTTGTCTAGTCCTTAATGAGTCTTCTTCCAGATACCCATAATTCTATCTGTCTGCTTCTTAGCAGCATCCTTCCACTCCTGAGTGTCCATGATATCTACTTCTTCTTTCTTCACTTTTTCTTTCTTATCCTTCTTACCATACCCTTCGTCTCTAGTATCACATGCAGCCTCTTCATTTGCTCCAACAAGTACCGTATTTCTTATCTGAGCACCATACTTAGGCTTCAATCCTTGAGGATTTGTAGGTGGTTCACCACCAGTTGAAGATGCCTTTGGATCTTTCTTTCCTGTCTCATCCTTTACACCTAGTTCAGGTATAGTAGGTAGTCCAGTAGACTTATCAAATTCTATTGCAGGAAGTGATCCTCCAACAGATGTGAATGCTGCTCCTTCTCCACCACCTTGCTTCTGCCCAGTAGGAATTTCTTCCTCCTTGATAGTACTATTTTGAAATGTATCGCCTCCCATCCAACGATCATATGAATCCATCAGTCCTGATGAAAATCCATCGTTAGCGGTAACAGTATTTACGGTTCTCTGTTTATCCATGTTAAATTATAGACAGTCTTCTAGGATCTATTTATATCTCTAATATCCTTTACCCACGCACGAAACATCTCTCCACCCTCAGTGACACAGATAACATAGTTAACACCTGCTCTATGAATAGTTCCTTTCTGTCCTGTAAGAGCATTCATTACCACGTCACCCTCAGTAAACACTTCCTTCTTACGGTAGTGTTGTCTTGTTGCTTGCTCACGTAACTTCTTAAAATTCTTCATTTTCCTGCATATCCAACTGGTAAATTCTTACGTATTTCATCATAAAGTTCAGTCGCTAATTTAGCATTCATCCCTGATGGCATTCCTTTCTTAAAACTTTTTTCATCTCCTAGTGATGCATAAACTCTTAACTTAGTTCCTGAAATAGCAAACCCACCTGTTGCTTTCTTATCCTTCTTGTCATCACCATCTGCATCTCTTTCACCAGTAGATTTAACTTCTACAGTAGTAAAATAATAACGAGTTCCATCCTTCGCTGTCTTACCATTACTCCTTTTCACCCATTGCATATCATTTACTCTATCAGATCCTACCATAAAAACCAAATGGTTATATCCATCCACCATACAATGCTGTAAACATTTTGCTATAACATTCCATTGTGATCCACTGTATATTTTATCAGCATGTGTGCTCATCATCTTTTTTATATACCCTTTCTTACTTTCAGGTGCAAGAGGATTATCTCCTTTACTATCCTGTGTCTGCGATAGATAGATTCTATAATCATTATTTCCTGCAGCTCTAGAAAGACCATTAAAATTATCAAGATGTCCCTTAGTAGGTGGTTGAAACCTACCAAATGACACATAAATTGTCTTTCCTGGTAACTCTACACTCATTGGAATAAAAAATTAAACTTGGAAAATTCAAGACGGTTAACTAACTTAACACGATCACCATCTCTATGTAGAACATAACCCTCATGACTTGTTGTTTCAAATGTTGCGGAGTCACTCTTAGCAAACATCTTCCAATCCTTCTCTAAAGGATTAAGCTTATCTATTATCTGTTGCTTCAGACTCTGCACCTTCTTATACAGTTTCAAAAGTGCCTTAAATTCAGTAGTATGATTTGCTACAAAAAGAACACTCTCACCAACAAGTTTCTTCTTTTCTGCAATCGTATTTCCATTCTTATAACCACTAATAAATTTAGTCATTTTTTTATCATAGAAAGCAAGTAACTGTGTAATAGTCTGATCTATATTAGCAGTTACCTGACTCTCACTCTTTGGCTTAACCTCATCATTAAAATAACTCTTAACATATGGAGCAATATGAAACTTCTCTTCACCTTTTGGATTTCCTTTACCACCACCAAGACCTACAAGTTCATCTAAGAAAGGACCACACTTCTTACACTCACTTTCAATCTCTTTAACTGTCTGATCAAACATCACCTCCTCAGAATGATCAAATCCAATATCAGCAACAGGAGTATCATTCTGAATATTCAAAACAGTATTTGATGCGTTAAGAGACTCGCCACGAATCCCTGGTTTATCACTCAGTTCTGATAGAAGTTGTTTGTGATGTATCCTTCCATCAGGTCCAGAATAATGTGTATGAAACACAACACCAATCCTACGTGCTGCTACTTCTTTACCTATAGGATGCTTCTTTGGTATAGCATATTTAATAGTATTAGGTTTAAAAGTCCAATGATCTACACCGTCTATCATTTCTGAACCAACACCACCCTTATCAAAGGGAGCTCCTTTAACAAAAAGAAGATCTCCCTGTATAATTCCCTTAATACCAAGAGGTTTGAAGTGATCATAACATTGTTTTAATTTGTCTGCAAGGTCAGGTATCTTTCCAAAGTTATCATCAATAGAAGTATGTCCATAACAACAAACTGGTTGCTTATTTAATGCACCCTTAGTAGAAACAAAAAAGAATCCATTGGCAGGATCTTTACCACATATAACAGCTGGTTTACCATCCCATTTAGTCTGTAAGAATCCAGCATTACCACCCTTACATCCAAGTATCTTTCTAACTGCTTGTAGATCTTGAACTATTTTCTTGCATCCTGCAACACCCTCATTGAGCATCTCATCCTCAAGGTGTTCTAAATGTTTTAACTGCTTAACATCTGACATTAGTATATCTTGATGAAAGGTGCTGAATCATCTGACTGAGATGTAGCATACAAATAGACTGCTGACATCAAATCATTTCGTTTTTCTTTTGATAAACCATCAACAAAATCAATAACCATTAAACTGAGGTACTTTGCAAACCTCCACTTCTGACTTCTGTGATTCTTAGGACCAATAGTATCTGTATTAAACCATTCTATTGGTACTTCATAACCTTTACTATCAGTTGTAGATGGCCATCCCATATCATCAGCATGTTTACTAGAAATAATCTTCTTACCATGCTTCTTGACCAACTCTTTAAGTTCTTCACTATATCCATAAATATCTTGTCCATCAACTGTCTTTATCTTTCTCCCAGCTGTATCTGCAGCTACTGATGTCTTTGCAATATTACAATGTGTAAAGAACGATTTCTCAACAGTGTTCTTACATATCCTATCAAAAACTCCACCACCAAGCTTACCATATTTTGCTACTTCATCTGCTGGACCCAACCATTCCCCCTGCCATGTCCTACCAGCAGTATCAGTAGAACGAAACTGTACCTTAAGACTACCAGTTTTAAGGTAAGCATCCAAAGACTCTAAGGAATTACAACTATACTCCTCCATCTTCTTCCTAGTCTTTTTTAAACCTTGGTCAGAAGTACTATAATTAACCTCTTCTACCTTACCAGTACCAGTAAATTTCTTTAAAGAAACACCAACCAAATAACCTTTTGTTCTTGCTTTCTTATCAAAGCTATCTGTTGAAGTAGATCCAATAAGATACCCTAGCATCTTAGCATTCAATTCACCAAATGTATTACTATCCAATAAATCTCTACGAATAGAACTCTCAGCAGTTCTCTTAACAAGATACATGTCAGCAGGAGACCACTTATTTAAATTAGCAAACTTTCTTTGATTGGAATCCTGATCCCTATCTAAATCATTAACCTTTTTAAAAGCATCTGAAATAGCATCAACGATATTGGTTCCTCTATAAAAATTGTAATCTGATTCACCCTTAGCAGGAGATAACTGATGTGAAAATAAATGATTTGCTGTCTTAACAGTAGCAGATAACCAATCTTTATTTAACGGTGCTGATAAAAACCTGTATATATTATTCAATTGGGCTGTAGTATCAACATTATTTCCAACATATCTAATCATACATTGTTCATCCAACTTAGAAACACTCCAGTCTTCTGCCAATTTTTTATTCAGATGAAAAGCTCTTGCTGTTACCCAACACGCAGCACTCTCTGCTAGTTCCGTTTCGTCTGCACCTAATCCTGATTGTCCTCCTCCTCCACCACCAAATTCCTCTGTCTTTTTGAAGGCAGTAAAAGTAATATGGTGCTCATTACCATTACCATCAAAAGCAGTTATACATTGCTTTCTATCATACCTCTTTCTAAAACAATCACTAGTTGTATCAGGACAATCATAATCTAAATCACTATTCAGAACATCCTCTATGTCAGCCATCAAGTTAAAATTACCTGTGACATAATCCTTTGATTTATCTGAATCAGTTTTTGGTCTTATACACCACTCACCTGGATGCTTATCAAGTTGAATTCTTTGCTGATGTTGTTGCAACCAAAGACGATTAGCTATCTTCATGAGATATATGTCACCATCAGGTGCAATAGCTCCAATCTTTGCCCACGTTGTATTAGACATCTAATAAAAGGAATGCATTCCCTTTATTTATCAAGATCCTCAAAAATTAAAGGTCTATACTTCTCGTACAACTGACCCATCTTAGGTTCAGTTCCACGTGATTTCCATATCTGTTGAATTATTAGTTTCATATCTTCCATAGGAACACGTACAGATAATCCATTGTGATCTAAATCAGTCATAGTCAAAATATATGTTAAAGGATAAACTTATCCTAGTATCATCAGTTTCATTCATTTTAATACCATGCTTCATCCAACCAGGAAAAAGAAGTAGTCTACCTTCTTTTGGTTCACATGTCATACTATTTGATAAATGATTAAATGCTTTAGAACTTGCTAGATTAGTATTAGGAGACTCAAAGAAAATCTTACCATCCTTACCATTCGTTTTATGATAATAAACTCCAGATATATCAACTGCTCCATGATCATGGATGTGTCCATAATTAGTTGGTTCAAATAAAGCAACCCAAGAACTATCATAATGATATTTCTTTAAAGGATACCCTATCTGTTTCATATATCTTTTGAGATGCCTATCAATAGCATCCATCAAAGAATTTAAAGAATACTTTTCAAACAAATGCTCAACAAAATTAGGGTCTG